CCGCTATTAAGAAACAGCATCCAAAGCTAGACATTAGGTTTGTGTTTGAAAGTAGTAGACGTAAGCTGAGTAAGGGTGCTAAGACAACCTACGGTCAGTGGTGTGAAAAGAATAAGATCCCGTACTATGACAGGATCATCCCAGAAGATTGGTTAAATGAAAAGGGTAAGGACATGCATCCTGATCTAATACATTTCCCATACAAAAAAGTGAAGAGGAAATAATATGACAGAAGAGAAAGTATTCATGGACTTTGATCCAAACGATTTCATTGTACGTATCACACCCTTCCTAGACCAGAAGGGTAACTGGACAGGGGAGTTGATGGTAGGTACTGTGACTACAGGAGAGAACACTACTACAGATGATGACTACGTAAACTTAATGCGCTTGTGTCATATGGTTTGTGCATCTATACCAGCTATGGAAGATAACAATAATATACGAGACACACTTGCCAAGTACGCCAATGATGTGTTAGAAGAAGAAGAGGCCACACCAAAAGCTACAGTGGAGAGTGTAGAAGACAATGTGGTTCAAGTGAAGTTTAGGTAAAGGAGATACATATGTCAGACAAAGATATGGTAAACTCACCAGAGCATTACAACTTTGCAGGAGTAGAATGTATTGATGCTATTCGTGCAGCAACTGGTGAAGAAGGTTTTCAGTATTACCTGCAGGGTAACATTATGAAATACTTATGGCGGTACAGATACAAGAATGGTGTAGAAGACTTACAGAAAGCACAGTGGTATCTGAACCAGTTAATTGAGGAAGAGAACGGTGATAGTTAAAGTCTTCCTAACACTTAACCTAGACGAAGATGAATATCCTATTCCTGTGGATGGCTTTGTCGATGAAGAAATAAAGGACGCACTACAGGAATTTATCTACGATGTAGATGGCATGGAAATTAAATCAATTAAACTAATTACGGAGTGATATATATGGACAATTATTTACCAACAGACTATCAATCTTTCATTCACAAGTCACGTTATGCACGATGGCTTGATGAAGAAGGCAGACGTGAGGCATGGTCTGAGACAGTTGAACGTTACATGGATAACGTTGTACGTACAAAAGCTGGTGATGACAGCTACGTAAACAAAATACGTGACGCTATTGTGTCACTAGAGGTTATGCCCTCTATGCGAGCTATGATGACCGCTGGTAAGGCACTAGAGCGTGACAACACTGCAGGATACAACTGCAGTTACCTACCCGTAGATGACCCTAAGTCCTTCGATGAGGCTATGTTCATCCTCTTGTGTGGTACTGGTGTTGGCTTCAGTGTTGAACGTCAGTTCATAAGTAAGCTCCCTGAAGTTCCTGAGTTGTTCGACAGTGATACCACAGTCGTTGTCAAAGACAGTAAGGAAGGTTGGGCTAAAGCGTTCAGACAAGTTCTTGCTCTCCTATGGGCTGGTGAGATCCCTAAGTGGGATGTTTCTAAGGTACGTCCTGCAGGTGCACGACTAAAGATCTTTGGTGGTAGAGCCAGTGGCCCTGCTCCATTGGTGGAACTGTTTAACTTTGCTGTAACTACATTCAAAGGTGCACAAGGACGTAAGCTGTCTAGCCTAGAGTGTCACGATCTTATGTGCTTTATTGGACAGATCGTAGTTGTAGGTGGTGTACGTAGGTCAGCTATGATTTCATTAAGTAATCTGTCTGATGATCGTATGCGACACGCTAAGTCAGGTCAATGGTGGGAGACTGCAGCACATCGTGCATTAGCCAATAACAGTGTTAGTTATACAGAGAAGCCAGACATGGAAACATTCATGCGTGAGTGGCAAGCATTAGTTGAAAGCAAATCAGGAGAACGTGGTGTATACAATAGGCAAGCAGCTAAGAACCAAGCTAAAAAGTTTGAGCGTAGAGATCCAAATTACGAGTTTGGAACTAATCCTTGCAGCGAAATCATCCTTCGTCCATATCAGTTCTGCAATCTTACGGAAGTTGTTGTACGTGCTACAGACACTCTGGAAGATCTGGAGCGTAAAATCCGTTTGGCAACGATTCTGGGAACCATACAATCCACCTACACCAAGTTTCCGTACTTGCGTAAGGTGTGGTCTACCAATACAGAAGAAGAACGACTGCTCGGTGTGTCACTCACGGGGATAATGGACAATCCCCTTATGACATTAAATAATAAAGGATTGGAGAGTACTCTTGAACATCTTCGTGGGATCGCTGTATCTACTAATGCTGAATGGGCTGACCGTCTTGGTATACCTGTTGCTGCTGCAATTACATGCGTCAAACCGTCAGGCACAGTCTCGCAATTGGTGGATAGTGCCAGTGGCATACATGCTCGCCACAGTCCCTATTATATCCGTACTGTGCGTGGTGATAATAAAGATCCGTTGACACAGTTTATGGTTGATCAGGGTATACCCAATGAGCCATGTGTGATGAAAGGTGATACGACTACAGTGTTTAGTTTTCCTGTTAAGTCACCAACAAAGTCAGTTACACGCAATGATATGTCAGCGATTGAGCAGCTAGAGATGTGGCTTATGTATCAACGACACTTCTGCGAACACAAACCTAGCGTTACAATCTCTGTACGTGAGGAAGAGTGGATGGAAGTAGGTGCATTTGTGTACAAGTACTTTGATGAGATGTCAGGTGTGTCATTTTTACCACACTCCGAACATACATATCAGCAAGCACCTTATCAAGAGGTAGACAAAGAAGCTTACAACGTGCTACTAAAGTCTATGCCTAAGAAGATTGATTGGGCTGGGCTGTCTGAGTACGAGAAAGACGATAACACTGTAGCAATGCAAACTATGGCTTGCTCTGGTGACGTATGTGAAATAGTAGATATAACATAAAGGAGATATAATATGTTTGAAGTAATAACATTCTTAGCAGGTGCAGTAGTGGTAGTAGATTTGATTGTTCCAACGGTATTGGATATTACGTCAGGGCTGTTCTAATGTATGTGTTGGTGCTCATTATGACCTTCCAAGGTGAGATGAAGATACAGACTTATCATTCATTGTTTGCCGACTACGCTAGCTGTAGAAAAGTAGCAGCACCAATGGAAGAAAGATTAGTGAGCACTAAACCCTCACCAGAAGCAACCGCAGTTACGTACTGCATACAGTTACCAACAGCTACATAAGGAGAAGTAACATGGCAATATTAACACTAGACGCTGTGGAGTATGAAACAGATAACTTCACAGAAGAGCAGACTAAAATGTTACAAGAGATTACGTATAATAATAATATACAATCTCAATTAAACTATCAATCTAACAGCTTGCAGGTAGCAAGTGAGTTACTGGTAGGTAAACTAAAGGCAACATTAGAAACACCAACAGAATCGGAGTAAGACATGGCTTACAGAAAACCTTTCTCACGTGACCTTTACGCTAAGTATGACGAAGCTGCGAAGCAAACATTGATCACTCACCTTATTGGTGAGGGTCACGAACTTGTGGACAGTACAGAGTCATACGATGCAGACGTTGTAACTCAAAAAGATGGAGTAAAATACTACAGTGAAGCAGAAGTAAAGACTGCGTGGGTAGGTGACTGGCCTACCTCTTGGGCAGAGATACGTATACTTGAACGTAAGAAGAAGTTACTATCTAAGCATGATAATCTACAGTTCTATATATTCAGCAATGACATGGACAAATGCTGGTGTATAGATAGTTCACTACTAACAGATGACAAGCTACGTGAAGCACGTGGACGTAACATCTATGCCGGTGAACAATTTTACCACGTGCCCTACACCGAAGCAACATTAATCAACGTAGCATAAGGAGTTTCTTATGATAAAAAAGACTAGCAGAAAAGACCGTGGCCTTGGTAAGTATGACGCACCATTGCGCTTTCAATATGATCAAGGTTACTCAGCCTTCAAACGTGGGAAAACAATTAATCCCTTTCACAAAGATACAATGCAATGCAGAGAGTGGGAGAGGGGATTCAGTAAAGCCTACTTTGAACAACTAAAAAGAGTATTAAAGTATGAACAAACTAAAGCAGGAAGCAGAGCAGTTTCTACAGGAGAAGTACAACATGTCTGATTTTAATTCGTATCAACGTAATGCATCTAAGACTGCTATCTATCCTGATCAACACAAGATCCTTTATCCTGCATTGGGTCTTGCTGGTGAGGCAGGTGAAGTAGCCAACAAAGTAAAGAAGCTTGTACGTGATGGGCCTGACAAACGTCCTGAGACATGGCGAGAGGACATAGCCAGTGAGATAGGTGACGTACTGTGGTACTGTGCTGCACTTGCTACTGACCTCAACCTTACCTTGGGCATGATAGCTGGTCAGAATGAAGCAAAGCTAAGTGCTAGGAAAACCGCTGGTACAATAGGTGGCAGTGGAGACACACGATAGACAAAAATAAAGGGGGCTTAATCGCCCCCTCTTTTACATTGCATCATCCGATAATTCGATTAGTTGAAGTAGGTCTGGTAAGGATCGTGGATCAGGGTTCCTGCCATCATTGAGTTTCTTAAACATAATTTGTGCGTACTGCCTATCATCATACGGAACACGTGATAGATCATCTACAGCAACAGCATAAGGGGATGCATAACCATCTGTAAGGAACTCCTGTTTAGCATCGGCTAACAAATCCTTAACATACTTACGTGCAATTTTATGTTGTTCACTCTTGGTGTCACCCATATCACTTGCTAAATCTTTAGATACTTCTGTTATAAGTGGTAATATAGCTGATAGATACTGGTTTTCTGCACGTTTCTCTGACGGTATTTTAGACCTGCTACCTAGCTCATACGTAGGATCTTCAAAGCCTATCTCTAATAGGTATTCTGTTATATCGTTATCTGCTTCTTTAATATTAAGACCAAGAAATAGTTTCTTTAGAGGATCATATCGTTTGATGTCACCTGTATCAATAGCTACACGATTGGGTAAATTTTCTTCATAAGAAGGGGCTGCAAGACCACGTTGTATCAGTGATCTGCTAAACCCAGAACCGAAGGATGTACCCCAATCATCATTGAGCGTTGGTTCAGTAGCTGCATCTACATATACGTCACTCTTAATACCCGCAGCACGTTGACCTTCTACACCTTGAAACAGTGGCGTTAAAAAGGTGTTTACATACTGACCTACAGCACCACCAATTGCTTTGGCACGTCTGTTCTCATCTACAATATCTTCTGTATTAACAATTATATCACGTATTTCGTCTATCATTACGTTGCCTACACCAGTACGTGCAGACGTACCTAACCATGTTTCCGCAATGTGATCCATGTCAGAGCCATACCAAGTGTCCAATGTATCTTCATTGTAACGTTTGCTAAACTCAGCTACCCAACCTACTTGACGCATAGGGTATGTACCCGTTAAGTCTACCTGCTGATCCTCAAACTCCATTGATTCATAACGCTCACCTGCATCATCAGATGTTCTGTATAAATACATACCTGTTATAGCGGCAATGCCAACGAGGTTACGAGTTATGTCTTGTCTGTCTCTTGGAGTCATAACCCCACGAGCGTCTTTAAACATAGCTTTACGTGCAGCCATAATACCAATGCCACCCACATTCTGCGCCATGTACTCCATAGAGTTAAACATAAAGCGAGGAAAGGGAACAATAACAGTAAGACCAGATTTAGTAATAGTATCAGATATAACTTTGAAGGGGTAGAAGTCAGGCTGCTTGGCATATGTAACATCTAATGCCTTTGTAGTAGCTTCGTCCATTATATCAATAAAAGATCTACCATTAGCACCCCGTAGTTCTGGTGCGTCATTTATTACGTCTTTAATTCTACCTTCATCTAATGTTTTACGTAGGTCAATGCCCCACTCTGCATTAGTCAAACGTTCTACTTCACTAAAGAATGTAGTATGTCGTAGCATCATTTCTTGCCAACGGTTAGGCGTATTTAAAAATGCAACACCGTCTTCTAATTGTGATGCCATCTTATCTAAGCCTTGACCCACACGAGTAGTGGCCTGTCCTCTTCCAGTTAACTCTTGCAGTTCGGCAATGTTACTGCTTAGTCTATCAAAGTGTTGAGACAGTTCGGGTCTATCTAAAATATACTTAGTGTATTGTTCAGCAGTATTTTGATCTGCAAACATGTATTTCATCTGACGAAATGCGCCCGTATACGTTCCATCCCGCACAAAAGGCATAATGTTTTTTGTGGCACCTACTATGCCGCCTACCCTATCGCCTTCTTGAGCAGCCCTTGCATATGTAATTAATGCCGTATCTAAAATATTACCCAGACCTTCTGCAGGCGCTCTTACAACACCTGACTGAAGGTTACGTGCAGCAGTAGCTAGTGACGATACCATTAAACCCCTACGTATATTTTCAGTACGTAGCACTGTGTTAGACCAGAACTTAGAAAGACCTTTTTGTGTGGCTTGATTAGCTTTCTCAGCTTGCCGTTCTTTAATGCCTTTAGGTTTGAAACGAGACATCTGACTTACTCTATTAAGTAAGCGTCCAGCTTGTGATGCTGACCCGACAACCCCTAACATATATTCTTCATAAGACATACCGTGTTTATTTAATATATTATATAAAGTCTCATTTGCTATTAAGTCTTCTGATACAGTTAATTCAAACAACTGATCTACTAGAGGTTTAGCACGTTTTAGTTCACCTTTACGTTTACCTTTGGCTACTTTTACTGTAGGTGTCTTTAGTAGATCGGGGAAAGCTTCTCGCAAGTCAGCAACCACACCAACTAATGCATCCAGTTTTTCGGGATTAAGCATGGGTATTGCTAATACATCTTCATCATTTATAGCTAGTTCATCTAATGGATTTATTGACTTGTCAGCATTATTACCTTGGTACACATCATCAATGTAGTATTCTTTTAATTTAGCCTTACCTGCAGCACGAACTTTAGTAGGATCAATAGACAAATTACCTGCATCATTTTGCACAGATATATCTACATTGTTACGATCTTGAAAGTTAAGAATTAATTCATTTTTAATTTCAGTATTAGCTTTAGCTTTCTCTTTATTCTGTTTCTTTATCTGTTCACCAAGCTTACTTTCGTTAAGCATTGCGTCTTGCACACGATTATATTCACCACCATTGCCTACGGCTTTCCATGTCTTTGTGATACCACCTGCTATTGCACGTGCAAAAGGTATAGATGTAACAACATCAACACCCAGCCAACCAACGTCAGCTACTGCAGAGCCATACTCACCTTTAGCTACGTGTTCTTGTATGCTTTCTAGGTGCACAGGTATTTCTGCTAAAGTTGTAACTGGATTAGCAATTTCGTCTGCGAATACTATGAGATTTATTTCATCTATACTTAGACCACTATTAAGCAATCTATCTGTTAATCCACTGGTTATGTAGTTTTTACTATTTAAACGTGACTTTAATAAATCTCTATTGGCCTCTTGTTTTGTTTCGTAAGCTTTAATATTAGCTAAACCAAACTGTGCTGACTGAGGTTTAGGAACCATTAATGCTCGTTGACCGCCTGTAATTTCATCTTCTTTTTCTGCTTGTGCGACACGTTCATAATAAGTATTCCATTCATCTGTTATAACAGTAGCTCTAGTACCTTTTTCAGTCTCACGTTTATCTCTACCTGCAGCAAACAAATCATCAATGCGTGTGTCTACATCTTCTTTAGACAATATATTAGGTTGATCTGTAGAAATAATAGGCTCTTCAACAGCAGGATCAACTGACATGTCAAAGTCTTCGTCTGTTTCTACATCATCAAACAACGAAGAAGCACCACCCTCTTGCGAAGGCAGTGTTGTTTTTGGAGGAACATATGTAGGTTCATCTTCTAGGTCATTGAATAGTGAAGTAGGTTCTGCTTGTTCGGGTAATGTAGTTTCTGTAGTTACCTCTTCTTCTTCAATGTCGTTAAACAAAAAAGTATTTTCCATTTAGATGTTACCTGCATCAATAAAATTACTATGTCTAGAATTTATATATATACCTGTATATACCTGCAACCGTGTAACAGGAATACCATTTTCCATTACTGTTGTATAAACAATATCACCTATTTTGTATTTACCTTGTTGCGCATTTTGTTGTAACACATCTAGCTGTTGTCCGTTAGAACCTGTAGTAAATCTTTCAAAGGGTGCATCGGGATTTAAACGACGATCACCAGCGGCTATTGTTGATGGAGATGTATGTTGTTGCCGTGCATCTAATTGTATTTTCTTAATAGCTTGGGTTACATTATCTCTAGTTAATGCGTGTAGTTGTGGACTCATAAATTGACCATCTTCACCAGTATTTAAGGTACGCATTTTAGTGTTTGCTTGTATAACAGCTACATTGTACTGAGGTACTTTGTTGCCTATTTTTTCTGCTAATCTACCTTCCATATCTACAGCAAAATCATTTTCTTCTAGTGCAATTTTCATCTGTGTTTTTTGCATGGCCTCTAGGCTAGATTTACTAAATGGGCTAGAGTCAGTATCTTCAGTCGCAAGTGCGGCATCTTTCTTTTTAATTTCTTTGAGTAGTTGTTCTGATAACTTTTTATTTTTATTACGGATATCCGAAGTTTTACCCGATAAAGATTTTTGAACAGCTACTGCATATGCGGCATCTAACGTTGCTTGCTCATCGTCGGCAGGAGCATTAATTTTTCCTAGATAATCTAAGTTAAGTAAACCTGAAGAAGGTTGAGTAGTTTGTTCTAAATCCATTACAGACGTTTTTATTTCAGGTACATCTTTTGTTGTTGATATTACCTCATCAGTAAAATCTGTAGTTTCTTGATCCGTAAGATCTGCCGCAGAACTCATATTAAGTAACGGTGCAACGGCATAACCATTAGATGCAGCTACTTGTGCTTGAGAAAGTATTTCTTTACCTGCTCCCGTACCTTTACCCATAATATCTGCAACTTGCTTATCGTCAAAATATACGCTAAGAGAACCTGCAAGTTCTTCTGCAATACGTTTTTCTTCATCACGTTTAGCTTGTTTAGCTAATCGTTGTCTAGTGGCAATACTTGTTGCTTCATCTTGTAACTTTTCTTGACGAGTACGTTCTTCATCTAAACGATCAGTAAGTTTACTGGCAAACCCTGCACCAAATCCTTGTAAACTAAAAGCCATTATACTCTCCTTGCCATAAGACCACTAGGTTGTGGCGTATCTTCTTCCATTGCCTCTGGTTCTTCTGGCATTTCTTCACGATCATCTAATTCTTCTGGTAATCTTTCACGCATACGTTTCATTGCCAGTGCAATTTTAGTATCACTAATCTTGTCTTCATCAATAGGCTTATCCATACCTAGATTATATTCAATACCAGCGTCATCACCAATGTATGCAAGCATCTCAATAATTACAGGCATAGCTAAGATACCTACATCAATGGTGTGTAACCCCTGCATAACGGCTATAGACTGCATAGAATCAGCCATAATGGTTAGAGGTATACCTAGCTCCATACTGTCCAGCAGTGATTCATATACATCGTCTGACACAAGGCGAGGAATGTAGAACTCAAGCGCCTGTTCAACAGTTGTATACTGTGGTGGATTTTGCCAAGGTCTACTACCAACTTCAGCAGTCATACCTTGTCCTGCAATAGGATAGTTTAATGTTTCTCTAGGAGTTTCTGCCATCTGTCACTTGCTTTCTTGCTTTACGAATACGTGCAACATACTGTCGTACACGATCACGAGGTTCATTTAGTTCTTCTTTAGGTTTAGACATACCCATAGGAGACAGTAAGCCCATGCCTTTATTGGGTTTAGTTTCTAAAGTATCTTCTGTAATACCTAGATTTGTATACGCTTTATATGCTGGGTTAATGTCCATAACTTATCCTACTCCTAATGCACTTAAACCTCTACCAAGTAGTGTATCACCTCCAAGAGGAGTTGTAAACATAGTAGCCATAAGACCACCCCATGATGCACTACTTTGATAGTCTGCCTTTAGTGCGGCAATGTCTGCATTTGCATCTATCTGTAATTTAACAGAAGCAAGATCTACAATACGTTGACGTTCATTTTCAGCACTATTCCATGCCCACTCCATACTGTCTTGATAGTACGACCACAAATCATTATATGCATTGTTGGAAATGTCTAATACACTTTGTGCATTAATTTCGTTAGCACGATTAATGGCAGCAGTATCTGCAGTAGCTACCTGTCTACGCCATTGTGCGTTGTTCTGATCAATAACTAATCTATTTTGTGCATTAAACTGATCACGTTGATTCATCATCTCTGCAGCAAATCTATTCATTACGTTAGACTCACCTGCATTAAACTGTGCTTGGGCATTAGCTTGTGCCGTATTAAATTGTGATGCTTGTGTTTGCAAGTTAGCAAAGAATTGATCAGTTTGATTTTGACTACTGGCATTAAACTGACGTGCTGCATTTTCAGCAGCTTGATCTGTAAATAATGATTGTACTTGCTGTTGAGCTTTAAACATTTCTGTTTGTTGCTGGTTAGATAAATTAGCCATGTCAGTTTGTAAGAATGTTTGTGCGTTCATTACAGCAGCTTGTTGCCTATTGTTTAAGTTAGCTATATCCATGTTAGCTAATGCAGCAGCTTCAGACATTACAAGAGCTTGACGATTACCTAAGTTAGCTAGATTCATTGTGTTAGCTGCACGAGAGTTTTCTAAAGCTACCTGTTGCTCTGCAGTAAAGTTCATATTAGCAATGTCGCTAATCTTACTTGCATTAATTACACGAGCTTGAAAGGCTTGATCAAACTCTTGACCAATAAATGTTGCACGTTGTTCTGCCGCAAGCATAGCACGTTGCTGACGGTTTGACAAGTTCTGTGCCTCAAAAGATGCAATAACACTTGCGTCTGCTTGAGCTACAGGTATGGCACTTTCCATTGCTGCTTGTACAAGAGCTTGACCAGCAACACTACTTGCACCTAAACCACGTGCAGCCATAGTAGCTGTAACATTACGCATTGCACCAGCAGCCCATGCAGGTGTAGCACCACCCTCAAACTGTTGCATTAATGTCTCAAGTTGTCCTTGAACTGTAGCCTGTTTAGTTGGAGTGGCTTGCGCCGCCTGTACTTCTTCAGTAAACTTAGCAGCGGTAGCGGCGTTAGAAACAGAACTTACTAATTCACCTGCCTCTACCTTACGCTGTACAGGATTATCCATTAATACAGCTTTACCTTGAGCAGCTTCAAGCTCACTTACACTACTTGATGTAGCTTGTTGTGCGTCTACAATAGCTCTAGGATCTACTTCACCTTGTGCAGCAGTTGTTTGTGCAACAACACTAGCGACTTGGTCAGATGCTTTAGCCGCATCAACTTTAGCGGCATCTGTATCTTCTGGCATAGCAGCTTGTGCAGTTGTTGTTGTCGTAATAGGCGTAGTTATATCACCTACAACCTGACCAGATGTAGGTTGAATAACCTGCTCTTGTGTAACTTCTGTACCAACTGGTTGTACAGTTGCGCCATAAGCCAATGCAGGATCTAATGCACGTTGAGCTTGTAATTCAGTAATCGACTCACCACTGTACTGAGGTGTCTGTGGTGGTGTAACAGATCCACCTTGTTGCATTTTAACAAGACCACCCTGTAACATTTGTACAGCTTTGTTTTGATACATATCCATCTGTTGTTTTTTATCAGGATTCTGATTAAGATAATCGTTAAAGCCAGACATGTCTCCCTGATACCCTAGAGTACCAGCTATACGCTGCATGGCTTGTGGTTTAAATCCTTTGAATTGTATCATTGTGTTATCCATTTACTACTTCGTTAAGACCCCAGATCATGGCACCTGTACCACCTAAGAATAATAATACTCCAATAGTCAGTGATATGCCCCAGAATAATTTGTCTCTTGCTTTAGCTTGTGCCTCTAGTGCTTCTTTTTGTCTTACCCTAGCAGCAGCTTGTTCCTTAACTACTAAGTCCCACATCCCTGGTGGTCCATACAGTCTACACACTTCACGAAGTTCGTTCTGTGCTTCTTTGTGCTTCATCTTAGCTTGTGCAATTGCAAAGCCTTCTTCTTCAGATGAGGTAAGTCTACCTAGTGGGCCTTTGTGTCTACCCTGTTCAGCTAAACCTATGTCAGCTTCTAATTTAGCTAACTTACCAAAGTGAGGCAGTAAGTCTGCTACGTCACCACCAGCTTTAACTGCAGAGCTAACTGCACCAGCTATCTTAGTAACTGCACCTGCTAAAGCTAATACTTCTATCATTATGGCAAACCTTATTGTTATTCATTTGCCATCTTTTCTACTGATGATCTTATTGCTTTTATGTTTTCGTCTATACGTGCTAGTGATATTGCTTGGTTTTGTACGGACACTTCTATGCGTCCAATACGTTCCTCTAATACGATGATTTCTTCTCTGTTATTCTCTATGTCAGACATCATCATACTGACTGTCCATACGATAGCTGCTCCCTGAACAAGTAGGCCAAAGATCAGTGTAATCGGTACAGACTTGCTCAAGTGCCAGCTATCCTCAGACATCAGTCTGCCTCTGCAATCGTTAGCTCGCCAGCCTCAACCTGCCGCATGATTTCAAAGTAGTGGCGATTGGCTAAGTCAAGGGGAACTGACATTTCAGTGCCGTCTATGGTGGCCTCTATAGATACGTTAGTTGCCGTAATCTCGTCCCTGACATATGTAGCATGTGTGATGCTAAACTGATTCATAGCTCTGCGTCCCCAATAAACTCACCCCCCGTTAAATAAAAAATCTCATTAGCCGACATCCCATTTGTAGTTCTTACGGTAACACCCGTAACTTTAGAATTTTGATATGTTGGGTTGCCCCCGTATCCCGAACCCGAGTTCCATGTTCCTGAGTGAGACATAGAAGGGGCGGCTCTCATATTAACGGGATGGCTCATCCAAGCGTAACCTGTTCCAGCCCCGCTATCTAACCTGCCTACGTTAAAATGAGTTATTGAGCTTGTTTTATAATAATACCTCTGGCACTTCGCCAATGTATCCCCGTAGCTTTCATGCGGGAAGTCGATAGCGCTGTCGCCAACGTTCAGGCAGACGCCTGTGAGGTAGAAGGCATCATTGTTAGACGCTACACTATTGACCTGACCTACCGCACGATTTGCTGCGGTATAAGAACCCCAAGCTGTTTGCAAAGTTCCAGAAGTAAAATTAGAACCAGCACCTATCCACCACTGAGCAGTCAGACCGCTTCCATTGTCATTGTTAATAGTGCCAGAAACATCACCGTCTATTGTGATAATTTTCTTTTCCCATGTATTGCTTGTAGATATTGTGTAGGCTGTTGATATTGTGCGGTTGCTGTCATCACCATAAAGTTCAAAGATATAAGTTCCTGTAACTGTTGCTTTAACCCAGAAAGAAACAGTTACAGTAACAGCATTAGAAGAGCCGTACATAAGGTGTTGTAAATTTTGAGCCTCAATAGAAGTAGCAATTTTAGCGCTGGCGGCAGCCGTAGGTGAAGAAAATCCTGTTGGGGCAAGTGCCTTAAATGACTTGTCAAAACCAGAGCCGCTAGGCGCATCTGATACTTGCTCCAACGTAAAGCTACCGCCCATAGTTCCACTTAGTTGAAAGCGATCTACAGTTTGATAACCGCCAGAGGCATTGGTAAAAGGTCCAGCCCCCCGCTGTGCCACGGTCATACCGCCGTTCACCACCATGTTGGAGCCAGTTATAGACCCATCATCAACCTGATTGCCAAGATCGGCTAGTTGCCTTGCTTTGCTCATGTTATTCTCCCAACAGGGTAGCCAAATCCAATGCCTTCAGCGCATCAGGGTCTGCCGCAGCATCAATGCGAGCATCGTCTGTGATGTCACGCAGCGTTGCCTTCTGTGCAGCAATAGCATCTGCGCCAGTGCCAGCCTCCAGAGCCTTCATGTACTGCACATCTAGGTCAGCCAAGCGAGGCGCACGTTCTGCCCGTAGGTTATCCTTGTGGATGGCCTTAGCCGCTGTCATGTCTACTTCGACAACTGCTTCATTAAATGTCCACGCACCACGAAAGGTACGATCTGTTGGTACTGTAAGAGAT